AGGAAGGGGAAGGAACGGTATCCCTAAGATTATTAGGGCCTGCTTCTATCTCCCATGTATCCCCGTGGTCATTTTGGAATAAAGCGGAAGATAGAGTAACTAAAGTACTGCTATCTATAGAACTAATAGTAGCTGTATCATTATCTGTGTTATTTCGTACTGTTCTTCCTACATCTCCTGCTACAAAAGTAGCCGATGTATCCCTTAATTGATTAACTTTAGTCTCCAGCCTATAGGCCTCTCCAGAAGCATCAAATATATCAGAGCTAAGGGTTAATACTGTACCGCTATCTACAGTACTTACCGTTGCGGTAGTATTATCGGTAGTATTTCTTACTATATTATTTAACCAAGTAGAGTCAAAAGAGGCGTTATCATCCTCTAGCTTATTAGTAGTGTGAGTAATATCATCAAAACTACCACTCCTATCGTCAAAATTCCCAGATGCGGTATCTACAAAGTTGGTATTTTGAAAATCAGTACTACCCGCATTTAAAATAGCATTGTGTGTTCCAGTAGATCTAGCATCATCGTGCGTCCCAGAGGATACTACATCATCTTCGTGAGTACCTGTAGCATAGTAAGCATCGTGGGTACCTGTACTTAAATTAACGGAAGATATTTCAATAGTATTATCACTAGAGTCGTAGAATACATTTGAATTTCTAGAGTCATTGACTCCCTTATCCGTAGTATTGCTACCAAATAAAGTATGTTGGTTAGAGGTGTGTACTACATTAAGAGCTAAAATATCTGCTGTGTTGGACTTTATAAATGCAGTGTTTTGAGACTCATTCCCAGAAGAGTCTAGTGCTTTAATTAAGTAAGATCCAGATAATAAGGGGGCTAAATAGTTATCTGTATTACCGGGCACAGTTTTAGTAATATCTGTGGACCCCGCCCACGTTACTCCGCTTATCTTACTAGTATGTCTTATCCAGTAGGAACCCCCGATAAGTACGTCTAAGTCTGCTACCCGAGTCCAAGATAGGTATGCCTTGTCTCCTTGAGCAACCATATTAAAATTAGTTACATCATTTGGAGCGGCCAACTTACCGTATATCTCAGCTTCTAGGCTGGCATAGGGGGAATATATCATTAGAAAATTCTCCTTGTCTTAACTCTAAATTCTAAAGTTCCTGCAGGGGCATCATCGATAGTGATGCTCTGCGCAGAGGTTTCCCCCATTGAAGTCCAGTTTGTAATAGCAGGTTTCCTTCTTCTCCACTCTACATAATAAGATGCAATATACGGATAAGTAGTTGCGGTACCAGGAGTGTTTGGAGCATCCCAACTAAAGGTGGCCCTATTCTTAACGTTTTTCATTGAATCTACGTATAGCTCTTCACTAATCACAAGGTTAGTAGGGGCAGGTATTGATGCACTAGGGTCAGGTAGACTACTTGTAGACTTGGAAGAAAACGATAGATTATCCTCAATGTACCCATATTTAGCCCCATGATACGCAAGGGAGGTAACCTCTACCGCATTAGCTTCCACTTCTTTAGTAGTAAGAACCCTGAAATCCTGGGCTTCCGTGGCTCCTAACTCCTCTAGTATCCACAGATAAGGACTCGTAGGAGTATTAGTAAAAGCTGCCGCTACAGTTAATTGCTCTACCTCTTCCGTGCTAGCTATAGTAGCTACATTCTTAGTCTCAACCCAAGAATAGGGCTTCCACTCATTTGACCCATTAGCATTTAAACAAGCTGACTGTGTCCCCTCTGCCTGCTTTACCCCGTTACGTAGACATGCTTGCTCTGTATTCATAATACTAAGTGTGTAGCTTGCCCCCGCGGTAACAGGAGTAGGATTATCCAATTTAACTATGGTAGTAGTACTACCACTAGCTACTCTACCCCCATATCTCACTCCTGCTCTACTAGAGTCTGCTACTTTGATTAAGTCCCCCGGGCGGAGTACTGCTGCATCAAGTCCTGTCTTGAACATTAATACTTCAGTTTCATGCTTCTCAGTATACAAAATCCACTTACCTACTCTATTGGCTTGTCCTTGAGAGGTACACCCAATAGCTCTTATATCTGTAGATATAATCTGGTTACTTGAATTGACAATTCCTTGTGCATCCTCTACATACTCAACATGCTGTCGATAGTAGTCCTCTGGGTCGTTCCACGTGACATATGCAACGTTGTGCCTTTGTTTCTTAGAGGAGCCTTCGTACGAGAACTCCCCGTTTATAACATTAGACTCCGAAAAACTCATAACAGCTTCTTTTGGAGAATCTTGAATAGCAGTAATCTGCCCTTGCTGCCAGTACACCATGCCTCTAAATATAGATGAGATGTCTGCTAGCATTTTGAAAGCCTCCTCGCGGCCTTGCAAATATAAGTGTGCTGCAAACCTTGCCTCTTTATTGCCCCATCCATCTGATACTCCTACAAATTTACCGTCACTATCTACAGCGTCAGAGTACCTAGCTATCTCGTACAGGGACCACTTATCTAACTGATTTTCACTCAACCATCTACCTAGCCCGTACCTAGGTTCAGTACATAAGTCATATAAAATCCAGGCGGGGTTACACGTCCAAGCTATATCAAAAGTGCCATCCCATGGACCTGTATATAAAGTATCCCCTACTGAAGTACCTGTCCAGGTACCTCCTGCTGCCGTACATCGATCTTTTCGTCTATACCCTGGCTTAGTAGAACAGTGTCCTGGGTCATAGGGAGTATAGTTACTAGGGACTTTTATTTTTACCCCTTTTATTTCGTATCCGCGGCCAGGGATAGAAGTAAACTGTTTAGCGTTGACCTCCATGGCTATTAGAGCACTATTAGGGTATCTTAATTTGTTATCAATTATAAGGGAGTAAGACCCAAAATATAGATCATTATTCGTCTGGGAATCCTCTGCGTCGCTTGTAGTGCGCACTACTTTAACTGCAAGCTGTGAAAACCCCGAAGTCTTCCATGCAGTAGGTACCTCTAATCTATACCCTCTCTCATACTTAGAAGTGCACTTACCATCGAAGGAGGTGTCTGCAAGTAAGGTCCATGCACCATCGTTGTCCTTCTCTAAGTATATCTTAAAAGCCACTTTGGACCCATGCAGACTGCCTTCATCGTCCTGGAACGTTAGTCTAGGTACATACATAGTCACTCGTATTGCATCCATAGTCCCACCAAAAATTGTTTTAATTACCGGCCCTGGGTCTCCATTCTTAACTTTTTGGTTGACTACTCTTTCCGTCTGTGCTCCTTGAAATCCTGGAATATACGTCTGCGAGTTAGTGCCTGGTCTAGTAATATATGTAACGTCATCGAAGTTATCTGCTCCAGCGGAATCTATTAAAGGGGTCTCATTTAAAAACACGGAATTTGACCCATTTACTAACCCTATGATTTCTCCTTCGGATACCACATCTACTATCCTAGCGGTGGCCTCAGAGAATAAAGTATTGTCATCCTCTGATGGCGCAGTACCTCCACCACCTTTGCCACCACCACTTCCTCGAACGTCTGGCAGTCCTAACCCTGCGTTATGTACTCGTATACCCTCCGCAATGAAAGTATGGTATCCCTCTACTGTTAGGTTATAAACTGTGTCTTTGCCTAACTCCTCTGATTTTAATATAGGACGTAAATGGTTATTCTCATCTACTAAGCAGTCGTCTTCATCCAGGCTTCCAATCCCCACAAAAGTATTAAACTGGTTAAGTACCCAGTGGTTCGGAGTTGCATCTAAGTACCCTCCTCCCCAGTAGAAGTACCTAGATACTTTAGTATCCTCGTGCATGTGAATCTTCAATACTTTTGCAGTATGTACTAATCCTGTGTCGTCAAAACTTATAACAGAGTCCCCAACGTTTAGTTCGTCTAACCTACTAGTGCCTTCTGGGGTATGTACTAGTACATTACCTGGAAAACATCCTGCTCCTCTAACTAAATTATCTTGATTCATTGCTAATTCCTTAATTATTTACTTTCTGCGATTATTCCCGCGCTTATTACAGCACCGCCTACCATTAGTTGGCCATAACATACTGGTACAGGGACTCCCTGCCTTACAGTATTTGAACTCCCACTAAACCCAAAGTTATCTGTTAGTTCCGCAAATTCCGCGTCTTTAGGTGTAGGGGCTAAAAGCTCTACTACTCCTGATATGATCAGATTCGAAGCTACTGCCATATATACTGAGTAACCAAAACTACCGGAGGATCCAATGGCGGTGGCACATGCTTGACAGTATATATATATTAAAATCATAACAACTCCAACTATTATCTTACCTACCGAACTTTTTGCCCCCAGTACTGTAGGTACTATCTTTATAATGTCTGCCCCACTGCTAAGTAGTAACTCTGTCTCATCTTCTATGTATGATTTACCTACAATGATTTTATACCCCACCCCTCTACTTTCGGACTCCGATACAAACTGCCTAAATTCAGCATTATTAGCTATTAAACCCCCGATTGCTTCGATGGGGGCGTCTATATCAAACTTCCAATCTTTTCCAAATTTATCCCCTAACTCCCCATATAGTTTTACAGTCTTAAGCATTATGAACCATCCGAGTCTTCAGCAAGGATACCCCCGCTTATTACTGCGCCTCCTACTATTAGTTGCCCGTAGCATACAGGTATAGGTACGCCTTGTTTAACTGTATTTTGTGGACCACTAAATGTGTGGCCTGTTAGAGTATTTGCATCTCTAGGTGCTGCAGGCTTAGGGGCTAATAATTCTGCTACTCCTGACATTACCATCGATACACCTATATTCATAGCTATTTTACCAAGGAAAGTCATTTCCCCCAATCCAGCACCTTCTGTGTACCCATAGTTATAAGCAAGATATATCATAATAGCCCCTACTATTATCTTACCTACTTTTGACTTTGCTCCAAGT